CTGTTCTCTTAGCCTGAACTGCATCTAAGTATTCCAACATCGGCATTGCTTGACCGAATGTACTCTGCACCGTTAACGGAACCAGAGCATTAGGATTCTTGATGCGGATAATTCCCCCCGGAGTTGCATTAAGGAGATCGTCCATGTTGACCTGACCATCTACAGCACCTACTCGATTGTTGTTAGTTAGATACAGATTATCTAAGCTCTGACGAGTTATCGTGGACTTCTGTAACTGAATATCCATCGTCCGATCTGCCAGAGATTGACCGAAGAACTTATGCGGTACAGGTATAGGACAGATAGAGTGGAATGGAACATAGTCTGTTTCTTCGTCCTCAAGTATCTCAGAGCCGCAATAGACAATACGGCGTAACTCAGCGATACCGTCATCATCTTCATCAATACGGATATAGCACTCGTATACCTCTAGCACCTGCATAGAGAAGTCTAGGCTAGTGTTCTGGTCTGGCTGTTCTCCATTTGGGAAACGAGCAATACGCTCTGCATTGAACTCAAGATCGTTATATGTTGGCAGATCGTCAACTGTGTCCTGATCGTAGCCAATAGCGATTAACTCTGAACGAGTCATCAAGCGACGATGCGCTACGAAACTAGCTTGGTCAATAGTCTTGGCTGACTTGCTGATAAGGAATTCTTCAGGAGGAACATTCTCAATACGCACCTGACCTGTTTCTTTAATGCGCTGTACTTGAACTTCAAACTTAGGAATCTGTATGACATTGCCCATCATGTCCGACATTTCCGTATATTCTATTTTCTGCTTGGTAACTTTTAGAGTCTGATCCGATAGCAATAAAGCCAGTTCATCCTCTGACAGATTCTCGTATTCTTCCTTCGTTACGTCTGTAGACTGATCCCAGTATGATTTAACTACGCCTACCTTTTGTAGCAGGGCATCTTTAAACCAGTTGTGGAGGATAAGCATCCCATCATTGTCACGATAGAAAGCCCAGTTACAGTAGTCCGTAGCCTGTCTAGCTGACTCCTCGTCTTGTGGACCACGAGGCTCAAAGTAGACAATATCTTCGGTAGTCGTAAACACTCTCATTAGCTGTGGCAATGCGCCATCGATAGCCTCAGCTACTTCACCAGTTACGATCTGCGAGCGACCTTCTTGCTCATTACCGTAGGGATATCTTAGGTAATACTCTAAGGCTCGCTTACGATCTTCGGTAGTCTCTGTGTCCAGATAGCCAATAGCATTATCTATTTCATTCTCGATAATGCCTTTTACTTTGCCTTCGTCCATCATATGCGTTTCCTCTTAGGATTTTCGCAATTATACAATCCATTTAGTATTAATGGGCAATTCTGACTGCCATGAAGTCTCGTCTTGGTCAAGGCTTATCGCTAGATACCGCATAGAATCGCTAGAATGACTAGACCAGTCGTGTAATGGCTTGTCGTAGAACACTTGCTGACGCTCGTTGTACTCTCTACGGTAGTTCCTAAGCGCATCTAAGCCTGTCTTAGTCTTATGATCGAACCAACATTGCGGTAGTAGCCTTCTAACGGCTTGTATGCCGTCTGCAACCGATAATCTAGGAGCTACAGTTATATCCAGTCCAGCTTCCTGTAAAACCTCTTTACGACTCTTTCCTGTGCCTAGCTCTCTGACTTCCACATCGTGCGGGAGGAACTGCGTGAATCCTTCATAGTCATTATCTTTGAGCCAGCGTATATACCAGTCCAGACCGACTCCGTGGTTTTCGACGAAGTCAATAAGCCGCACCTCTTTGCCCACCGTCTGACATATCCAGATACTTGTACTATCAGAAATACCGAGGTCCCAAGCAGCATAAGACTTACACAGATCATCACGCTCAATGGTAGTGATTCTATTCTTCGCTTCGAGATCGTTAATAATCTTGCCATAATAGCTACCTTGAATAGCGGCATCAAAGGAACATTCAAATTCCTGAAAATACCTATCGTCACCCATTTCTTGACGAGCAGCCCAAAGTTCCTTCTCGCTAAGAATACCTGTTTCACTAGCCTTGAACTCTAGTAATGCCCAACCTTCGGCAGTCTTAGCCCTATCGCGGAAACCGAGGAAATGATTTTTACCTTTCGGTGTGCCAATGAATAAGCACCACGTAGGGCTTTCATCTGTATGCCTATCTGCTAATGCAGGACGTATAACCTCATTCCATATTCTAGGGTTTTGGTCGCCTATCTCGTCAAGGATAACGCCATCGAAATACTGCCCACGCAAGCTATCAGCATTATCAGAGCCGTACAAACTAATGCGCCTACCCCAAAAGTCAACTCTAAGCTCTGAGATGTTAGCCACAGCCCCAAGGGGACGAGTAAATTCCAACAAGTAATCCCAAGCCACACGTTTCGATTGAGCATAAGTAGGAGCTATGTAAGCAAATCTAGGGTTAGGTTTCTGGCACTCTATTGCAGCCTTTATAGCGTGATTCAACGCACACATAGTCTTTCCCATTCTTCGATGGGCTACTACTACTGTAAACCTGTGCTTGTCTATAGCCTCATGAATCAGCCTTTGCTGTTCTCGAGGCTTATAAGCTATCTCGATTACTTCTGCCATGTGACCACGTGCTGCTGAGGAGCACCATCAACGCCACTTATCTCAGTCCTAGCCAGCTTGGGTATATGGTACTCACTTAGCTTATTCATTAGATCAAGTGCCTTATAAGGATCGTCTTGAGCCACTTCATTAAGCCACCTGTCCATATTAGGAGCATTGCGCTCTAGTAGATTAGCAATAGCCTCTCTTACGATAGCTGTGCTTTTATTAACCGCACCTTTAGGTCTACCCTTACCCATGTTAGTAAGGTTAGCTACTCGTGCATCTTCCTCTATTTTACTGATGTTATCTGTTTCCATTTTTGCATTATCCTCTGGATGTCATGCGATTACCTACCTAAAAGTCCAGCAGGTAATTGTATTGATACTGGTCTACCTTTGCCTGATCCTGATGGCATCTTAGCCTCACCATAAGCTCTAGCAATGGTTAATGGGTCTAACATATTTACTACATAATCACCACGAGATTGACGTTGATACGATTTATTTTGCATTGGATTAAAATCATAAGTATCTTTAACTGATACATTTCCAGTTTTAGGGTCAATTGCATAATTAAATTGACCTAAAGTAGTTCTTATATTTTCGTAAGGATTACGCTCACCAGAAGAAACACCAGCAACTCCAGAAACTTCTGAAGGCTTTATAAAGTTTGCATAATCTTTATATTGAATATAGCCATCTTGAGCATTAGGATTAGCTAATTGCTTTGCTTTAATAATCTCACCAATTCTTTGTAACTCATCAGGATTAAAACTTCTCTCAGTAATTGGAGCAGTTTGATTATCAGCAAATGTTTCTAAATATATACGTTTATTGGCTGGCATTTGACTACGATCTGCAATAGCACCATAGCCTTTAATACCAGCACCAACTAACATATTTGTTAATGACTTTAAAAAATCATCCATAAAAAACCTCGTACATATCCGGTCTGTTAGTCTTTATCCATTCCCTCGGTTCTTCATGGCACTTAGCAAAGTCGTTTCCAACAGTCTGCGATCCTGCATGATGAACGTAACCACGACTAACAAAGTGGAAATACCCTGCTTTGCCTAAATCGTGACATATTATATTGTCTGAATACCAATTAGTGCTAGGGAATTGTGCTATATCCCATGCCTCTTTACTTATAGCCGCGAAAATAGGAGCAATCACATCAGTCATCTTAATGTGTAACTCGCTCTCCCACTTTAACGCTGAAAATACGTCATCTTCCTCAGCTACTCGTATATTCTGTGCTGGTAGTACGTAATCTGAACGTGCACCTAAGAACCCAACTTTAAATGACTTACTGACGTACTTATAATCCTCTTGCATCTTGGGAATAGTGTCTGGACTCAGAACTACATCGTCATTCGCAATGATTAGTGAATCGTAATGCCCTGTAGAGAAGGCATAAGAGACAATTGCATTATACGCATCTCCGAAATTGGAAGAAGTATTTGGTCTGAAGATGACTCGATTGTTTTTAAGTCTGCCTCTAACTTCTCCCCACAACTCCAGACTATTTGCACTAATGTAAACTGGCAATTCTCTTGCATATTGATTAATGCTCTCCAATAGTACGTGGATACTTTGACTACCGACTGTGGCTATTACGATTGCTTGCAAGGAAGCTCCTGACTGTAAACTTAAACTATGCTTACTATAAACTTAATTCCAACACGGCTGAGGACTGTCTACGACCATCCACCTAGGCATTTCGTGTCGCTCTCGCCCAATCCTCATGCGTGTTAGCACTTTGTTAAAATGACCTTCATTGAATCTACTGCTCTAGCAGTACGCATAATTTCCTGATCGGGAATGTTTTTGTCCATCAATTCCTGACCAAACTCTGACATCTCAAACTCTATTGACGATAGGTTAAATCTATCCTGCCAACCTAGATACCAATGCCAATCGGTATAGTACAGCCAGCTATTCTCGTTAAACGCTCTAACGTGGGTAGGGTCTTGCCATGCACCTAAACTTAGCTCATACGGTACGATAATGTGAAACTCACCGCCTACTTCTAGCAAGTCCTTACAGTTAGTCATTGCAGCCACTAAGTCAGGTATATGCTCTAAAACGTCATTTGCGACGATTGTTTTAAACATTCCCTTTTCTATCGTTACCTTGCCAAATCTAGGACTGTCTATAACCTGACCAAACTCCACCTTTGATATATCTACCCACCAGTCAGGATTAACTCTCAGCAATATGTCAGCATTAAAGTAAGAATCTTTCCAGTCTTTGCCTGAACCTAGATTAAGAGTTTTGGGCATCTTCAAATTCATTTAAGATTATCAATTTAATATGTTCTGAAAATGGCTCTGCTTTACTAACACCTTGAAATTGTCTTTCTAAACTTTTTTGCATAATTACAAAATAGCCTTTTAACAATTCATAATATTTTTCTTCGCTAACAAACTTTTTGTATTTTTTAATTAACCACAACATTATTATTGGATAAACATAATCATAATTATCTATCCACTCTGCCGAACCCCAAAAATTAAAAGTTCTTGGTGTTGGCACATAAATTGCCTTAGTTTCTTTAGTAAAACACTCAATGAATGGCAAATTATGAGGCTGCTTTTGCCTTCCTTGATGCTCAAATTCATCAGGATGGTTTAAATCTCCTGACCATCTAACCGTAGATTGTCTAAAGCAATTAACCATTAATTCGCCAAGCAACGTATCTGCTACTTGGAAATCTATTAACTTATCAAAAGTAGTATTTATCGTATCTTTGTATTTGCCCTTAATAATTCCTTTAGGAATATTCGGATAACTTGCCCATATCTCTTGCTCAGTTTCATTTACAAATGCAGTGGTGTTGCAAAAAATATAATCTACATCACATTGCGTTAATTCAAGTAGCTCACTTATTGAGCCAGCTATTAAGTAATCGTCATCCCCAATGATCCATACAAATTTAGATTCAAATGGCAAGTTATACCCATGTATTACATTGCCAACAAAACCTAAATTAGTATCGTTATGACGAACCTTAATCCAATCTAAACTATCTAAATATTCTTTAGTGCCGTCTGTACTTGCATTATTTGAAACATAAACGACTACCTGATCTTCATAACCAGCAATATCATACTTAATAGCATTTAAACAATTTGTTAATTTATTTAAACGATTATAAGTAGGTATGTATATAGTTAATTCAGTCATTCGTTACCACTTAATTTTATTGCTCCACCAAGCGGCTGACATCTTACCTTTAGCAATATTACCCGCATGACGAGCTTTAAATGCCTCATTACGCTTGCTACCGTCTGGACTGCCACTTACCCCTTGCTGACCGAAACGAATCAACTTAACCTCGTCTCCGTCCTTCGCAAGTACCGCATGGCTTTTGGTAGGATGGCTAGGAGTTTTCTTAGGCTTGTTATAGCCAGCAAATTCCTCTTTACCTCGCTTAATCATTTCTTTTTAGCTTTATTCTTAGCAGTACGAGAACCGCGCATAGGCAATGAAATCTCAATCTCAATCTTGCCACCCTTCTTACCGTTCTTTTCCTCTTTATCTTCCATCATGCAATTCTTACCACCCTTGCATTCACCACCCTTGCATTTTGGACAAGATTTCATGCCTTTCATTTTTTCCCCTTTTTAGCAGGTTTAGCAGTCTTAGCAGCTTGTACAAAGTCAGCCTTAGTCGGAGCACCTTTAGCACCTACCTTACGCATCTTCTCTCCGCTACCTTCAGCAATGCGTTTTTTCTTTGCTGCAATATTTGCATAGAGTCCAGTTTTCATTTTTTAGCCTTGTTCTTAGCTGTACGCATACCACGCTTAGGTAATGACTTACCAGCCTCTGAAAGCGCAATGGCAACTGCCTGTTTCTGAGACTTGACTACAGGACCACCTTTGCCAGAGTGCAATTCGCCCTTGCCATACTCACCCATGACTTTAGCGACCTTCTTATCTGCTTTCGATTTCTTCATCATAAAATAACCTCTAAGTGTCCGTTATCAAAAAGTAATCCTATTGTCTTTCTATGTGCTTCTTCCCACATTTCTACTCGCTCAAGTTTAGATAAATCTTTCCCCTGATCTAGCTCCATATGGCATCTATAGCATAGTGCAGCAACTCGATAATCATTAGCCTTTATACCACGACCTTTGCCATCTCTCAACTGGTTTGAGTGAGCAGCCACAACGGTTCCGTCCTGTATTAAGCAATGCTGGCAAGGAAAATTCCTTACTAACTCAAGCAGTCGTTTGCTTCGATACATTGACGCTTTCTCCATAACGATTTAACTGATGATATTGTTTCTGCATGGTTGCACGTAGGACATACATCTACAGCATCATCAAACACATATCCGCAACGTATTCTTAGCACTTCGTCACGTTCACCAATCCAGTTGCAATTATCGCAATAAACTTTATCCATAATATTGATTTCCTGTAACGTAATTTACATTAAATTTTGCTATTATTTTCAAGCAGTTAGTGGACTGCTATTTCTCGGGAGAAACAAATGTTTGCATTAAATATTGAAGGCGTAATGTTTTACTTTGAGTCTGATGACGTAGAGATTTATGAGTTTGATGAAGATGGTGTCGCATATTGGTTTGATGATGAAGAACAAGTCTGGTATTACTTCGATGAAGAATACTATGACTGGATCGAATGTGAGTATGAGGACTAATCATTGAGTTGATCTTTCAACTTGACGATTACTGGCTTCTAAACTTCTCCAGCAGTCAACACGAGCCTGAGCGGCTACGAGCATCCAGCGTAGTCGTTCAGCCTCCTCCACAGCCTCCCTTAGTCCTTCTACACATTGTGTGTATTCTTCCGTAGTATAAGAGTCTGATTCTTTTTCTGCCATTGTATTTTTCAAACTACGTTGAAAGCCAATAGCCTTAACTGTCTTTCTATGTTCAGTTAAGTAAACAACCTGAGCTTTAGCCGCAGCATATTTCTCAGCATTCTTAATCATAAAGTTAATCGCTTCGTTCGGATCGATATTCATCTGATAGTTTCCATATTAAATTTTTAGCATCGTCAATACTTGTAACTACGTTTACTTGACCTTTCCAGAGTCTGTGCCAATTAAGTTGATCTGGAGTGAGTACCTTTTTATCACCGTCCTTGATCTCAAGCAAGAAATTTCTAGCTTTAAATCCTACGATAATATCTGGACAACCTTTGCCTACCGCATGAAGATGCTCAACCGTACAACCCATATCACGCAATGCTTTTACAATTTGCGTTTGATTATTGTCTACCCTTTTGTAAACCATACACCGTCATCCCCTCTTGATCCTAATTTCCATTGTTCCCTACAATCTTTCTCTAGCAACTGAGCCGTTCTATCTCCGCGTTTTTTAAGGACAATAGACAAGTATTCGATGGCTTTGTTTCTGTCTTGAGTACGCCACTTTAAGATTTGGCGAACTTCGCATCGATGTCTGTGTAGTTCGCTGTTATCAGGCACGAAACGCACCTTTGTTATCAAAGTCTATGGGCTGACCACCAAGAGTATCTACAAACTGCTGGCTGTTGTGCTCAAAGTACATCCCATAAAACTCCTCAGCCTCACCGTTCCTTTGTTTCTGGCACATCAAAAACATATCAGGCTGCTTCTCGTCATAGTCCTCATTGTTCCTACGAGCGTTCTCCTTCTTCTTGTTACGCCAAACTAAGAACACGTTATCCACCTGATCTGCAATGCTTCCAGAACCCTTTAAATCGGTCTTAGAAGGCTGTATCTCCTCAGACTGCAACTTGCGTATGTGGTGGACTAAATGAATGTGTACGTGATGGTCTCTAGCCAATGCACATAACTCGTCAACAAATGACTTTTGCTCGTTTAATGAGTCCTCTGCGACAACACACTTCATTAATGAGTCAATGAAGATATGTTTTATGCCTAACTCAACAGCGCAGTACCTAGCCATTGCTATCGTTTTCTGTGGAGTAGTAGAACCTTGCTGGTCATAAAGATACAGATTCTCGTCAATGAAATTAGTAAACCGTCCTAAAACCCCACGAATATAGCCTTCTTTGTCGTGAGTTAACGGTATATTGATATTCTCACCAGCAAATTGTCTAAGCATACGGACAATGGTAGTTACAGGTTTCATTTCGTATGAGGCAATGCATACCTTTAGGTTCTGTTTTACTAAACCTAACGCTATCTGCCCTGTGACTAAAGACTTTCCACCGCCATTGCTACCTGCATAAACTGTCACTTCACCTAGCCTAAATTTAACGTCTGAATGAGTTTTAATCCACGGCATTACTGCATCGTCAGTCTTTTGAGGATCAGTATAGTTTTGGTAAATCTCATCTAGCCAGCTATTAGCAGACTTAACGTGAGCTGATAAGTCACTAGCCTTTAGATATTTCTCAATATCAATCTGACTTGATTTAATGATATTGCGGTCATTGTAAAGTCGCTCTGCTATCGTATTAATATTATCCGACATATTTAACTGCCTCCATTATCCTAGCCTGTGCTTTCTTCATTCGACCTCTATCTTCTTCCGATAGTGGTAGTCCTTGTGCCATTGTGTAAGCTGCTACTGATACTACCCATGCCTCGAATTCAATGACTCTGAGCAAGTCTGAAGCATAATACTTTCTTTTGACTTGAGGCAAGTCTTTATTTACGTTAGGGAATAGATCATTCATATCCATGCCAATAGCACCCAAAATATCTTGAACGCTGCAATCAGCAAAACATTTCAATAAGATACGTCCGTCGTCTAATTCTCTTATCGCTAGTGATGGAGACTTATCAGTATGAGCAGGACAGCAAGCTGTATAAGCTCCGTTACGACCTTTAACCTTCTCTAGGCGGCTTAATATGTTATCTATCATTTCCACCCCATAATTGGCTTTTGAGTGGTTCCAGCTATTTCATCTTCCCATCGTTTAGCGTTAAGCCAACTAGCTGCATGAGGAATAAACTGTTGCTCTCGATCAGATAACTTTTGATCTTTTACGGCTTTTGTAATTTTCGCAATAAGCTCATCGTTAGGCTTAATCTTTATCCAAGCCTTCTTAGCATTTTCTTTAGATACCTTCTTTGGATAAATTTTCCAAAACGACTCAAATTGATCTATATATTTATTTATATGGGTTATGGGTATTGGGTTATGGGTAGCATCGATTTTCATTGCGTTCGCATCGTTATTTAATGCGTTCGCATTGCGTTCGCTTTGCGTTTGCTTTGCATTTGCATTGTTTGCCCATCTAATTTGAGCAGCCAATTTAGCCTTTTCTGACTTATCGTAAATATCATTAAGGACTTGGTCACAACGCTTATGACGGTAAACATCTTGCTCTTTTACAAAGAAAGTATCCAAGATAATTTGAACTGAATCAGGATTAGAACCTATCTTAAATGCAAGTCTTTTAGAGTCATTAGGTAATGGTAATTCGGTATCGTAGTACATCCAGATTAGGCGTAAATAAGCCATAGTGTCTGAATCAGACAATGATGCGGTATCGCGCTGGAAGTCACCGATATGGTGTGGATAGAAATGCATATATGCCCTCTCAATGGCAATTCTCACAAAGTAGGTGGTATGGCAGGACGGTGAGAAATCGTCTTTTCGGGTTGCATTCCCTAGCCATTCCGGTAAATCCTCTAGGACTATATCGTAACTTTTCTTTTGCTGCAAGTCCTGCAAATATCAGAGTTTCTAAATTGAATTGCTGAACGTGAATGTTTACAAATAGGACACTTTTGCATTGCAAAATTATAAATCGTTTTCTCTTTTGTAACGGACGTCTGATTTACAGGTTTTAAAACTTCGTTTTTCAATTACTTGTCCTCGTGGGCTTACTGTTCTAGGGAATGTCTTTAACGGCTTAAATGGTATCGGCTCCCGTGGTGGGACTAGTTTCTTCTCATCTACTGGGTTAGGCTTATCTTTATAAGATGGGAAGAATACATCACCTTCCTGCTTAAAGCACTTATATCTGACTAATTTCCTAAGCTCTGTCGTTATATCCCACTCTATAGCGAAACCCATCATTCCGTACTTTTGTATTATCTCTTTGACAGTAATACCGCCAGATTTGTTAACAATATCGATAAATTCAGCCCTTCGGCTTCCTACTCGTGGTACGTACATAAAATAATTTAAAAAGTTGTTGACATACAAGATTGTGATGAGTTATAGTTTCTTCACTGCAACACACTATTAACCACTAGGAGGATACTATGAAAACAAAATATGCTTACTCTGTTACATACACAATTTTTGACGATGAAGTTAATGCTTACAGAGAATTCGGCACTTGGATACGTGGCAAAAATAAACAGCAGCTAACCCAAACAGGGATTAATAAATTACTTAAAAGTAAGTTCAAAAATGCTAATGTTATTAAGTCGCAACAATGGATAGACAACTAGGAGAATACTATGAATCGCTCAGACCTTGAAGAAGATTTAATGTCATCGCTAACTCGCAATCCGCATGAGCTAGTTCAGCCATATCAGCTAGACAAAAACAAGTTCAGTAAGCCAATGGATGCCGATTACGCTAGAGAATGTTTAGCTGAGTTTATCGCCTATATTTGCGATAGTGACTTCCCTGATGATGTAGTGCGTCACAGACTCAAGAATTATATAGCGACTATCGTAGAGCATCGTATTGAGGAAATTGGTTACGATGATCCAATAGAAGATGGATGGGCAAGGGCAGATTACGAAATCCAATTACGCAAAGATCAATCACTAGAAGGCTACTAATGAAAA